ATCGTACCTATGAAAACGTCTGCTTGACCAGCCTGAAACGTATCTACTGAGTTTTGTCTGTGGGCCTGGTTACAATCGCCGGTCAAAGTAACTACTGTTTTACCCACTGCTTCCAGGCCTTCTTTAATACCCTGGACAACATCTTTGTGGTGAGCCATAACTACAACCTGGTGCTCCAGGTCCATCAAATGATCTACTACATCGTTTACTTTAGCCAAAGCCATTTCATGCCTAACCTCAGACATTTTCTCAAACGACACCTCTTCAAAGCTGGTTTCTTCAACCGCGTCAGACAAAGCATCAAACTCTTTGGTTAGTTCCTGGGTGTAACCTTTACTTGGCAACACAATCACCTGGCGCACTTTTGCTGGCAGATCTTTGAGCACCTCATCTTTTTTTCTTCTAATCATAAAAGACTGGCGCAACCTTCTTTGTAGCTCATCCAGGTTAGAAGATCCGCTAAAGTCCCAGCCAAATCGACCTTTGTATGCGCCGGCATATTTTTTAGCAAAGTAAAAAAAGTTGCCGAAGCTTTCAGGATCCAGGTAACCAGCTATTGGCTGTAGCTCTATGGGCCTGTTGGTTATAGGTGTTCCCGTAAGTAACACTTTACGCTTGGCCTTTATGCTAACCGCAACAACCGTGCGTTTAGCTTTAGGATTCTTGATCTTGTGGACCTCATCCATAATAACCATGTCCCAGGTCCTAGACTGTAATGGTTTGGCGTGCTTAGTGAGCACGTCATAGTTGATAATAACCACGTCAGGATTAGACGGTATTTGCTCACCACCACCGTTTACCACGTCGATTGTGCGCTCAGATACGAGCCATTTGACCATTTCGTTCTTCCAATTCAGCTTCAAAGAAGCCGGACAAACGACCAGGACCGTCTTTGGATTAGTCACATTAATTGTGCCAATTGCCTGGATTGTTTTACCCAGGCCCATTTCGTCACCAATCAAAGTGCTTTTGCGGCCAGCAGCGTAAGCAATACCGGCTTTTTGATAAGGAAGATACTCAAGACCGGCGGGTACAGGTATTTGCATATCTGAGTTTGTGGCCACTGAATCTTCGATCGCAGCATTGTCATCGACCATGTGTGTAACTAGCCAGGCGTCGTCAATCTTGCTGACTGTATAACCAGCTTTTTTGATGGCTGCCTTTTTGACTTTCCATAACGCCCAAAATTCAGGCGTAGGCTTGGCGGTTTTAAGCAGCCGGCCGTCCGACTGCTTTTCACCTTTTGACCAATCTAAGTTCAAATCCACTCGCGTCTCCTTATCTGCTTAGTGCGTCGTACATTTCTTGAGTCTCAAACCTGTCGTGAACCTTCATAAGTTCTGGCACCGCGTACTCTTTGATGCCTTTTGCTTTGGCAAGCTTTTCTCTAACCATGCTAGGGATCTCAGCGTAGACACCGTTGGCCATAGGACCAATCATGCCTTCTGGCTGGTCAACAGGCTCTAGGTGGTAACCAAATTGATCTCTCCACACAAACCTGTAAAGCGGTGCCTCTGGCGCTACTTCTTGTGTGAAGTAACCATCAGGGATCTCAACCTCTAAAGTAATTTCTTTTTTACCCGCAAGAAGTCCCTTGCTACCAAACTTGCTGGTTCTTAAATATGCTCTGTTAAATGCCATTTTTTTCTCCGTTTAATTAACTTACCTTTATATTAGAACATATCGTGTCGTTATGTGCAAGTTTTTATACAAATATATGTTAATTAATTTAGGCATAAAAAAAGGGACCCGAAGGTCCCTTTCTATAACAGTTAACGCTGCTACTCGTTATGCACCTTGTGAACCGTAGATTCCTCTCCAGTCACTAAAGCCGAAGCTGTAACGCTCACGAGCTTTGTAACGGATGTTACCAGTCGTGAAGTCAGGCTCCATAGATGTCTCCATCGGGCTTCTTTGGAACATCTTGAGGCCTTCGCCCTGGGATGTTACAGAAGTCAGAAGGAAGAAAGCATCTGGATCAGTTAGATAATGATTAACTGTGTAACCGCCAGAAAGAACACCAGTGTTCTTAATTGCGTTTAAGTCATTATCAGCAGATCCTGTTCTGCCCTGTGAGTTTAAGATCCTGTCAGCAACAAAAACCAGCTGTGGTGGTACCACAAGCTTGTCTGCCTGGACAGAAATCGTCAATCCACGGTCATCTGTAAAAGTAGCAATATCAATCAAAGCATCTTCTAATGATGTCTCATTCAAGTCAGCCATTGATGTAGCTCTGTTAGCAGCTGTGCCACCGCCCGCTAGGACGTGCGCAGTGTTAATAAGAGATACGCCATCGCCACCTGTATGATCGGAAGAGAATGCGTTGTTGAGTACGTCAGCACCTTTGACTTCTTTGGTGTTAGCCATCGATTTCGCTAATGCTTTTGTATACCTTTTACCTAAAGAGTCGTAAAGATTATCCTCTACAGCCTCTTCTGTTAAAGCAAATGCAAGCGCAACAGTGTCGTGCGTGTATCTGCTAGTGTAACTTTCAGTAGCCTGGTCGAAATCAACCGAACCACCTTCAGTTTTTGTAGGAGCGCCGCCGAAGCCTGTAATTAAAACTTCTTCCTCAAAGGCTCTTTGTGAGTCTTCTTGGGCAAAGATCTCAGCGTATTCGTTTGTATACTCATCGTATGACAAACCAAACAAACTGTTTAGACCTGGTTCTAGCTCCTTCGCTAATTGTGCTCTTGAAATAGCCATTTAGTTACTCCTTATGCTAGACCCGCAGCTTTCGCACCAAACACATGATTCTGAATAACAGCATACACGTTAGTATTGGACGATCCTACGTCTTGGTTATTGGGATCCTGAGAAATATCAATTACTTTCAGGGGTAAAGTTGCGGTTGTTGCACCTGTAGATACATCAACCTCATCTCCGGAAATACCAGTTTTGGTAGAGCCAGAGTTAGTTTTGATAACATCGAAGTTACCTAGTAAATCCGCTACAGGGAAAGCTTCATCTGCCTGGATCTCAAAAACGACCATAGGGTCATCAATGATATGGGCAATAATATCTGAAGCATTCGTAGAAGCCGGATAGTAGTTACTAAATACCTGTTCGCCTGTTGTTGGGTCTGTATACTCGCAGCCGTTAAAAACTCCAACCAATGGTACAGTACCACCAACAGCGTGTATTTCTACACCACCGCCAGTTACTTGCATTACCAAGTCGCCTTGGAAAATACTCGTGCCATAGTTTGCAGCAATTCTATAACGTGACTGTCCGCCGTTATACGGAGCACCACCAATCATTTTCACAGGTTTTAGTCCAAAAGAAGCGTCTTTATTCGCCATTTTTAGTCTCCTAAATGATTATGTACATTTCTGTACGGTTATTTTTTGCCGAAAGATACTCTTGAATCCCTTTGGGGATCATACTTAACATATCGACCGTCACGTCTAGTTTCGTTAAACATAGTGTTGTCTAACGCATCTACAGCGTCTTTACTTTTACCTTGGTAATAGTCACGTCGCTCTTCAACGGTTTCGTTAGGTATTTTTGCAAGAAGTAATCCTTCATTATAAACAATACCAGCGTGTCGGCTATGTTCGTCCGCTGTTGGTAGGTCCCAATCACTAGGAAGATCTGTACCTCTTACGAGTTCCCAACCTTCTCTTATACGTCTACTGACGTTTGCGCGATCTTCTTGTCCCAACATTGACTCCCTGATCCAGCGGTATGTATACCCTGGAGGAGCCGGCGGCGTTTCCAACCTTCTAACTGGTCGCCATGGTTTTCTACGAGTTTGTTTATCGTGTGCCTCGGATTCACGAGAATTTCTATTTGCGTTCACTTTTTTTTCTTCTGTCATTACATTGCCTCCCTAGATGCTATGCGTTGCTTTTCAGCTGCAACCTTTTTTAACCAAGCTTCTTCGCTCATGTTATGAGGTTTTAGCCCTCTAAGGCGCTCTACTTCTGACTTAGAAAACGTCACGCCGTTCTTTTTGCCTTGTGTTTTTTGACGACCACTACCTACAGTGGCAGAAGCAACTCTTTGCACAGAGGGTTTGGCTTCTACTTGCGCGTCCTTACTTTCAACATTTGCGCTTTGCAAATGTGGGTAAACTTTATAAATTCTGTTGTTTAGCTCTTCGTAATACTCATCTGAGTCTGGCTCATGGCCCTCATTGATAAGATTATAGTGCTGGAAGTATGCGTATTGAGTAGCTTCTAAGTTACCCTGGTCCTCCGCATCTCCATACCATTTGTTATTTTCATACCAGGACAAAGCTTCATTAGTAGGTTCAACAATAGGCTGGGCCTGTTGCTGCACTGGCTGACTTTGTACTTGTTGTTGATATTGAGCTAATTGTTGATCTTGTCTATTTTTTGCAAGCCTATGCTTTTCTTTTTGGATACTCAAATCACTTTTTAGAGTATCTGCCTTGCTCATCAAGTCAGCATCGCCAGACTGTACAGCTTTTTTGTACAGATCGTCGGCTTGTTGCTCTTTTGCAGCAATCGCTTCTTCTTCTTTTTGTAGAACCGTGCCGGCTTGTATTTGGGAATGGTTTCTTAGGGCCTG